GTAGTAGCAACCTGAGACGTAAGATTAATCTGTGTCCCATTGGTAGTCAGATAGCCAAGGTCTGCCAACCCTGCATCAATAATAAATTCACCTGCCATGTCAGTTATCCCTGTATAAAGTAAAGTGTATTAGCATCAGGGGAGAGGGCATCATAAGCCACCTGAGTCCCATGCCATATTGTAGTAACCCCAGTGGAGGCCACTATGCCTGTGTTAGTAAATGTATTTGTCTCAGTGATGACAGAGTTGAGCTTAGTCCTTACGGAACTACCTGACTCTGAATTAGCTATAGATGATATAGTCATTAATCAATCCAACTCGCTGTATCAGCCCAGAAGCCTGAGTCATCCCAAGCCCCTTCAGCCAACAACCATTCGTTATCTTCCTGTCTTCTATTCACCAAGGTCATGTTAGTATGCTGTCGTGCCCATACAAGCTGTCTACCTTGGGGCATAGGTCTACTTAAGGGTCTAGTTGGTCCTCTACGCATTACCAGAATTTAACCCCGTGTTCCTTATTCCTTCTACGCACCAGTGCTAATAGCTTCTCACGTTCAGCGTCCCATATGTCCTTAAGGGACTTTAGGTCCATCTCAGGATGATCGTCTATTACCCTCTTAATATTACCCCTTGGGGTCTTAAGTGCCTGAGTGAAGGTCTTCTTACGTAGATCGTCGGGAGTGAATAGACCACCTTTGTACTTCTTTAGTGCCTCAGTGAAGGGTGTGGTGTTCTTGTCCTTTGACTTACTCTTAAGTTCAGCCCCTGACTCTACGTCTGCCTTATAGTAGTCCCTGTCGGAGACCTCATCTATGTCGGCTTCCTGCATCATCATGTCCAACATGGACTCTAAGTGTTCTGCCTCCTCATCAAACCCTACACCTTTAAACTCAAGGGCATTGGACTCAAGGAAGAAGTCGATGTCCTTCTGTGATGCCGCTGGGTTGGACTGTCTATATACCTTAATTGCTAGGTCACTATAGAGCTTACCTATCTTAGTCTTAATCTGTTCTAGCTCTAGCTCAAAGGCTGAGTCGTTCAGTACACTTTCGTAGTTCATGTGTCTTTCCCTGTGTGCTTAAAGTGGTGTGGTAGCCACCCAAATAACCTTACACCGTAGAACATTACATTTCCCAACCATACATTCTTACGTTCACTTACGCAGGACCTAAGTGCTTCATCACATCTTAGGCGGTCCTCAGGTGTCCCTCCTTCAGCGTAGCATTCGTCATGCTTACGGCAACAGGAGCCATAGTTCCCGTCTGGCCATAGGCTACAGAAGTCCTTCATATGCCAAAGACAACCATGATTGCTTTTACTGCTTCTATGATACTGTCAGAGGCACCTTGGTCACCTGCGACAAAGGCACCCGCAATGGTCAGTAAGGCTGCTAGTCCACCTGCTAATCTCTTCTTGGTCTTAAATAGCCCTGTGACTTTACTTAACATATTTAGCATTGTAGTTTCCTTTTATCGTCCTATTCAAACCTATCGAAGCCATAGGCGATACAGTTAAACGTATCAGCGGATGTTAGCGTGTTATCCCTTATTCTCATTGTAAGGCGTTGCTTACTACCTGCGTCCAGCTTAATTCCGTATGGAGGAACCATTCTCGTTAAATCCATTGAAACCATATAGCCGTAGTCGTTAGCTGCGCCTAGATGACGCTGCTCCCAAAGCGTAGGTATCGGATAGAATGCAAGACGGAACAAATTCTGGTTGCTCTTAATACCATCATGGATTTCATGTTCCCCGTGAATGTTTTCGTAGAATAACTTTGACCCATTAACTAGAGCAGTGCCGTCTGCCCATTCGTTGATCTGAGCCGTTGTCCCATAACCAACAATAAAATTGAGAGTGGAAATATACCTGTCACTGGATGGGTCGGAAGGAATGTAGTAATCAACATTAGTAGATGAACCATCAACAGCCATGTTATTAGTGCCGCCAGACAACCCGTCATCAGTCATAAACTGTCTAAACGGCTGAACTTTCTGCTCAGTAAGAGGGGGATAACCCGCACTTATTATGCTAAGTTCCCCGTCCTCCGTTACATTGGCTTCTGTATCCCCGTTGGTGATTTCTACTTTAGCCATTAACTAGCACCGATGTCTTCCATCCAGAAGAAGAAGTCATGTGATACAAGACCAGTAGTTCCTGTATCCATCTCAATGGCGATAGCGTCACCGGGGCCAAGAATAAGCACACCAGCAAAGTTCATACCACTGTCGCCTAGCGCAGTATTACGGTGGGAACCAATCTGGTTGACCTGCGTCAGCCCTGTAATAGTACCGCCTGAGTTATCCATAGCTGATACAGGTGCAGGGATGTTCTTGCCAAGGTTAAGTTCAGCAGGGACGTTGGTAGTGCCGCCAGCAGCAGTGCCTGATACTTCCCAAATTTTCCACTTCGTATTCTCTACTGAATGAAACTCAATCTCCGACACAAATACATTCTGCGTTGAGCTTGTATTCTTTAGGTAGCATGAGTAGGCACCAGCAGCCGTTGAACCACCTTCGACCACAAAGTTATATGCTGAACCAAAGTCTCTACTTGCGTAGAACATCCGGTTAGCATTCTTTCCACTTACATTTAAGCGTTGAACGGATGAGACTGATGCCTTACCGTTCTTACCTTTACCATCATCAATCGTAGCCATTCTCTATATCCTCTAAGTTAATACCTGTTCTAAATGCCTCTTCGAATCGAGCATTAAGTAGGTGAAGTTGGTCCATAACATGGATCAGTAGTTCTGTGTCGTTACTTGCGCCACCTGTTGCAACCTGTAATGCGCCACCAGTGTCCACAGTAACAGCCTGATAGTTACCAAGTGCGTCTTTACCTTGAAGAGTTCCAACAGTCGCAATGCCGCTGATCTCATCAGTTAATGTATCACCTAATTGCTGACCTAACAGAATGCCGCCAGTGTTACTAAGTTGTGTCTGAATAACCGTTGATGTCGCTATGTCAGAACCGTTCGTATATACAATTCTGAAATACTGCTCGACTATCTCCCACATAGCGGGTTGTGCTGTATTAGTGTTACTGATTGTCCTCGTAGGACCACCATAGTTTACACCGTCTCTACTGACTTCAATGGTTAAAGTGCCATGTGTAGGTTCACCAAATGGAGTCCATACTGATACACCTGCGCGACCATATGAGCTTACGTCCTCACCCGTCCCCGTCCAGCTTTCATTTGCCGCTAAGACTACAGTTGTACTATTTAGAGTGGAGACTACATTACCACTATTGGCAATCACATGGACTGCCTGAGTCCCATCAGTCAGGGTCTCCGAATGCGGTTGTTTGAACTCTACTTCAGCCACTTAGTAGCTCCTAGTTCCGTTGCCCCGTGTCTCATGTTCCTTAACCCAGCGATCATGTGCCGCCACAAAGTTAGGATCAGAGCCATCAAGGTGAATCTTTGGTGTTGAAATGCTCTTAAGGGCCTCTGCACCACATGCGGTGCATTCAGTGGGCTTAAGTGCTTCTTCGTACTTTAAATGAAACTCAGTGTGTGTGTTGTCACATGTGCGACAGTGGTAATTGAATGTAGGCACATTAGAACTCCATAGTTAAAGTTAAAATAAAGGGTCTAAGGGACACCGAAGTGTCCCTTAGGGTTTTACTTAAGCTGCAGGTACGATAAATGCGATACCTGAAGTATCACGTAACTCACCTACGCCGTAGATAGTGTCTGAAGTAAACAGATCACCCAAGTACTCTTGTTTGTACTGAGTCTGCGAACGTACACCCATTTGTTCCACAAGGGCCAAAGCGTCTTTATGGAACATTCCACCTACGCGACCACCAGCAGAATCAACTGAAGGACAATTAGATGTAACGAATACATCCATGCCGTAGATTGAACCAATCTTACCAGTCTTGATTGCAGAACCATCACCGATGAACTGTTGTTCAGTAAAGCGGTTAATGCCCAACATGTCGTTGGCTGCAACTGGAGGGATAACCATACAACGGTTGTCCATTGGTACGTCTGCATTGTCCAGAGTCAGGATCATCTTACGAATACCTGCATCTGTAATGTCAGTGTCGTTGGCGGAAGCACCTGTGTAAGTAGTTGTACCATCACCACCGATGACAGCAGTTTCATACTCAGAGGCACCTGAGCCACCTACAGTACCACCCTGCCAACCTTCAAACAAGGTAAACAAGTCATCGTCCACCTGAGTGGCCAGTGCATAACCAGCGTCATCAGTGTAGAACCGACGAAGTGAGGACAAAGCCTGTACTTCTACGAGGTCTTCAATGACTACTGAGTATTCGTAATGCTTGTCGATGTTCAACTGTACTGTAGAGTGAGTGTCACCCTGTAGTACTACCTGTGTATTAGCAGCCTTAACATTGGCTGAACCACGTACAGGAGCAGGGATATGAATAGTATCACCCTTCTTACCTGAGTGATTAATACGTGTAACTAGATTACCAAGTACAAGGTTCTTCTTGTATCCAGCAATAACTTCATCCGACCACAACTCAGGGATAAACTCCGCTGCCGTTGTAATAGTTTGTCCATTAGTACCTAAAGCCATAATTAGCTCCTCTATCTATATGTGTTATTTGACTCTACCCTCGGCGTATGCGCTCAGGATTTCACCCTGTAGACTTTCATAACGCTCCGGATCATTGTTTTTAAGTCTGATTAGATCAGCCCTACGGTAGACTTTCTTACCTGCCGTAGATTCAGAGGATGTCCTTGATACACTTTTACCTGCCTTTAGTGCCCCTTCACGCTGTGACTTCTGTTCTGCTTGGACCTCTTGGGTCTTGGCGATCATAGAGCGATCCTTCCAGTGACCAATGATTTCCATTGCGGAGTTGATGTCATAGTTATGTGCGTTGACATAAAGCTGTGTACGTATTGGACTCTCTTGAACCCACTCCTGAAACTTAGGGTCACCTACGACCTCAAGATAGTCAGGATGCGCTGTTTCAAGTTGTTGAGTTGTAGCTTGGGCCGCTTGGACCTTTTGCTGCTCTTCGAACTCACGGAACTTAGGGTGATTATTGATGGCTTTATTAACCGCTTGGTTAGGGTCATCAAAGAAGTCCACCTCATCTTCAGCTTCTTGCTCTGGTTCTGCTGTCCCGCTTTGGGTAAGTTGTTGCTTCAGAATCTGATCGGTCAGCTTACGTAGCTCTCCGACCTCTTGGCTCTTACGTCCCATCTCTTTCTCAAGATTTTCATATGAGGACACAATGTCCCCCATTGTCTTCCCTTGGAACTTCTTTGGCAACTCAGGTTCTTCATTGACTGAGGTTTCCTCTGTGTTGGAGGCCTCTTGAATGGTACTGAACTGCGCTGCTTCCTCAGGTGTCTCAATGTTCTCTTCTACAACTACACTACTCATAATGTGATCTCCGTCCTATACATAAGATTATGGAGTTAAATGGATGTCAGAGGTACTACTCTTGCATTTGCTCTAACGCTAATTTGGTGGTTTCCCTTAGATTTATTATCATCGTCAGGATGTCCACCTGTCCTCTACGTAAGTAGAGTGTCTTCTCGTCTTCTATGTTTCTTATTGTGTCCAAGGAGTCAGCCATGTTCATTAGCTCCTCCTTCAGTAGGTCCCAAGTAGGACCACTTAAGAACCCTATACGGTTCTCCAGTATCTCTCTGTCACTTAGACCAGTCATTAATTAAGGGTCCCTTTGTTCATCTCAGCCCTAGCCTTAGCCATGTTGAGTAAGATTTCACTCTTTAAGTGTTCTACTTCAGGGACATTACGCATGGTTTCACTTTGGATATTAGCTGCGTCACTACGTAACTTCTCAATCTTAGCCATCTTCTCAGCTAGGTCCATCTGTGTCTTGAGTAGAGCTTCCTGTGACTTAGGATCATCAATCTCACTTTGTATCTTAGCGGCCTGAGCGAACTCCTTGGTGATCCCTGCCTCCATCTCCTTGATTTCCATCTGCAACTTCATTAAGCCCAACTGTTGTGTGATCTGTTGTAGCTCCTGTTGCTTGGGGTCAGGCTGCATCTGTTGTGCTATGGCCTGTTGCATCTGGTCTCTATTGGATAGACTTGAGTTCTCAAATATTGACATAAGCATTACGTTGAAGGAAGGTGTCCCCTGCGGTGTCATGGATAGTAACTGGATCATTTGAGTCATTTCTAACTCTTTGGCCATGATACCCATTGTGCTGTAGGCTGTAAACTTGTAGTCGGCAGTCCGGTAACGTTCAGGGTCAAACTGCATGTATCTCCATGCCACCTTCTGGATCATAGGGATCATGTAGTTCTCTTGGAAGTTCATGATTGTACGCTTCTGACGTTTGATTGAAGCTGCCTGTATCATTGACATCCCGGACGCAGTGGAGTTACGTGGGTTGGCGTTGTTACTTACTGCACCGTCCATAGCACCTGTGCCCATTTGGACCATACGTTCTAACTCCGCTGCTTCTTGGAAGCTTGACTGGCTGAGTGAACCAAAGTTAAGGGGCATAAGTGTCTGTCGTGGGTCTCCATTCGTAAGGATTGTCTTACCTGCCTTGACCTCAAACTTAACACCCCTAGGTAGCCTAGTTGCGTCTACGCCCATCATAGGGTGAGTCGTGAGGGCTAGGGTGTCTATACGTGCCCTAAGCTCTGCGTCAAGGGCCTTCTGTGGGTTATAACCCTTCTCGGCAATCCCACGGCCCCAGAACTTATTGGGTACTCTGTCATGCTGAAAGGCCACAAAGGGTCTATCGCCCATAAGGTATGGGTTCTCTGAGGCACGTAGGACTACACTATCATTGGCTATAGTCACTACTGCTTCAACTAATTCATCCTCGTCGTAGTCAAATGCATCGTCCAGTGTGTCTTTATTGTCCCCCGTAAGGAACTTACGTGGTACTCTACCCCAGTATTCAGTGATCTTTACCTTATCATCGTCGGATGCAGTGGAGTCATTCTCATCTTCAAACCCTAAATCAATCTTATCATAGGAACCTAAGGGCTTATCCTCATAGATACCGTCCCTGATACCCTCTACAATCTCATACTTGGGCTTGATTACTATCTGTGCTACACCTAGGGCATCCTCAATACGAGTGGCCGAAGGGTCAATTACGAACTCCTTGGGTGTCAATGCCTCTACTTTAACACTGATGACACTCCTCTCGACTACAGTAGTCTCAGAGGTAAGTGTTCCCTCCACGGGGACTGTCTCCGGAGTACGCTTAAGCTCCTCTAGGACATTAATCTTAGCGATACCTGTACCATAAATAGCACCCGACAACAGTGACTCTACGATTGAGTCCTTTACCTTAGTACGCTCTAGGTCCTCCTGAAGCACCTTACGCATTGCGTTGATGTCCTGAGGCTGTTGGTCCATTACGTCATCACGTATGTCGAACCATTGCTCTCTGCCAAAGATGGCTTCTTCAAGTTCACTTACAGTGGACTCAATTGCCTGTGATGTAGCAGGGGAAATGAGTCTTGAGTTCTCTGAACCCCTAGTCTTATCTGCGGCTGACCATACACCACGCCATATACGATAGTACTCATCCCACTTATCCAAGTAGTTTGTATTACGATGGTCTTCCCATTGGGTGACCCTGTCCACCACCCAAGTACTAAGGGACTTCATGGGGTCATTATACGATAAGTCTTTACTATCTGTCATAAGTTTCTCTCTAATAACCCGAAGTTATGTCCTCAGGGGACCAATCTTCCACTTCAATTGACTGTACAAAGTCGGCCACTGAGACCTGATCTATGTAGGCCAATGAGTCAAGTAGGTCATCATGTGACAATCTACTGGGGAAGTCTAACATCTGTGACACAAAGTGATGGTTCCAAGGTTCATCCTTAAGGAACTTAATCTTACCATGTTCCATACGGCCCTGAAGTGCCCATACTATTCTGTCCTGTTTCTTCTTACCACCATGTGACACATCTGTTACTACTATCCAACGTGACCTTATACGCATTAGGTCCTCTAGATAAGGTATAATGGCATTCTTCAATGCACCTGATTCAATGCCTACGATGGTGGCCTTGTGTTCCTCTGCGGCATCAAGTATCTTCTCGGCTGTCTCCTTGATACCCCAACGACCATGAATGATCTGATGTACGTACCATGTATCACCGCATATCTTTACCACTGAAATAGCAGTCTCATCGAGCTTAGAGGACTTTAGACCCCTGTCGCTACTGGCTTTCTCGTACCCTGCTGGGTCAACTGATATTACGTAGGACCCATCTGCATTCTCAAGTTCATCAAGGCTGACATACCTGACCCACTCCTCCTTAAATATACCTCCACTGAAGGAGGCAAATGTAGCCTCAAACTCCTGTAGGTAGGCCTGAGTGGACATGTTACTCTTTGCTGCTTCAATTTCCTCTGGGTCCAAGAAGGTGTTGTCCGTGGAGTTAAACTGAAATGCCTCCCAGTCTTCAATGTGTTCCTCTTGGGCCTCTGCCCATAGTTTGTAGAAGTGATTCTTACCCGTAGGGGTACCTATGAATAGTGCACCACCCTTAACGTCAGCCAGTGTAGGGCGAATGATTAGCTCCCATACTTCAGGCTTCATACTTGCGTACTCATCCATCACCACATAACTTAAACCTACACCACGTAGGGTATCAGGTCTATCGGAACCCTTAAGATATATCTTACGGTCATTGACTAACGTAAGTGTAGCTGTGTTCTCATGGGCATTCTTGATTACATCCCTACCTAAGTCCTTTAACATGGCCCACATGATGTCCTTGGCCTGTTGGAAGGTGGGTGCTATGTAAAATACGTCCTTGGAGTCACTTTGTAAAGCCTTAATCAACAATATCCATGCGGCTAAGTAGGACTTACCGAACCTTCTGCCACAGGCGGCCACTTTAAATCTGGCCTCAGACTGGAATATCTCCATTTGGGCCTTGTGTAGGTCCACATTAAGATCAACCATCCGTCACATCGGTGTAGTCTGCTTCGAAGGTGTCCTGCTCCTGTGCCTCAAGTGCCTCTACTTTAGCTACTCCTTGGACAATTATGTTGATACCACCGTCTGCCATCTCATGTTTGATCTCAACTGCCTTAGAGCTAGGTAAGATACGGTCTAAGCACATTTTGAGACAGTGCCTATCGCCCTCTAGGGCCATATCTATGACCTTCTGGACGATCTCTGGACCTCTATCTGACATAAGGGTCCTAGACAACTTAGTGTACTTGTTAAGGGAACCTTTAGGTCTTCCCTCTGGGTTTAATGAAGTCATTCCTTTATGAAAATTAGGATTACCTCTTGGCTTTTTACTCTTAACTGGCTTAAGTGGTACTTTATCTGACACCCTGTAATCCTACTCTATTTTCTTTTTACTCCTTCCCTTAAGGGTTGATATACTCTAAAGGGTTAAGTTGTATAAGGAGGAAGAAATAACTGAATTGACAACTTAAGTAGTACTTAAGTGACACTGACGGAGATTAGTCTAGTATATCTTATTAGTGGATTAATTGGTGGGTTACTATGTGTTCCCTAATGTAGCCACTAAGCCAACGTCAGTACCAGTACTACTTAATATAACTATATTATACCATATTTTAGGGGCAAAGTCAACCCCCCTTGGTAAATAAACATTATGGGCCGAGAGGTTCCAGATGTCAAGGGTTTAGTTGCACCTCAATTAAACATCTAATTAACCACCCAAATACACCCAAGTGGTCTCAAGTGGCTTAAGTGGTACTTAAGGGTCCAAATCCCTTCTGATGTGGTCCTGAGTGTATATAAATTATATTGAGATCACATGGGTCCCCCGGGGTCCCTTTGTACCACATAAGTTATACCAGTGTTTTAACATGCTATTGAGTGGTGCTTGAGTGGTTCTTGAGTGGTTCTTGAGTGGTCTCAAGTGGTCTCAAGTGGTCTTGAGTGTAGAAGTGGAAACATAAGTGTATATGATTA